TTGCGATACAAATCCAGCGAATTCCAAATGATTGGCATGGATGAGGTCACCGAAATCCGAGAATTCGACTACCGCTATATGTTCAGCCGTTTGCGTAAACCCAACAGTGGTCCACTCGCCGAAGTCCCTCTCCGAATGAGGTGTGCCTCCAACCCCGCACCCAACTGGGTTAGACAACGGTTCATCGTGGAGGGCACGGAAAACGAGCGCATCTTTGTCCCCAGTTTCTTGGACGACAACCCGGGCATCGACCCAGACTCCTACCGCCGAGCGCTTCAGGAAATCGACCCGACCGAACGAAAGCGACTAGAAAATGGAGACTGGTGGGCAGTCTCCACGGGAAGCCTTTTCGACCGAGAAGCATTCGTCATCATCGAACCCACGGACCTCCCCGACTTCAAACAACCTGAATACGTCAGATTTTGGGACCTAGCCTCCACGGAACCGTCCAACGTCAACCCTGACCCAGACTGGACCGTTGGCGTCCTCGGGGTGTTTGACCAAGGCGTGTTTTACGTCATCGACGTACAGCGCGTTCGAGGAAAGGGTGACGTAGTGGAGCGACTCATCTCAGACACCGCCCAAATCGACGGCCCCCATGTTGCCATTCGTATGGAGCAGGAACCGGGCAGCAGCGGTAAAAACCTTGTTGACCAGTACGCGCGCTACGTCCTCCCCGGTTGTAACTTCTTGGGAATCAGGTCTACTGGCAACAAGGTCGTTCGGGCCAAACCGCTCTCAGCGGCCCTAGCAAATGGCAACGTCCGTCTGGTCCGCGGGCCATGGATTACCGACTACCTTGACGAGATGGCGACCTTTCCAGAATCATCGTGGCACGACGATCAGGTTGACGCCACCTCCGGATGCTTTACGGAAGCCGCCGGTTTGGGATACGGCCAACGCAGCAGGGTACAAATCATCGTCTAATCCTTGACTTCCTCGTCAACGCTCGGATATGGTCAGCGCTCCGGCTTCGTGCCCGTCGTCTAACCAACGTCGTTCGCCCGTTAGAGGGGCATGGAATTTTCACGCCCCATGGTAGGGCGCCCTGACCTACACTTCATGGTGGAACTCGGCAGCAGTCAGCACCAGTACCAGAACGAAATCGGATGAAGTGTGGATGCCCGCTGGCCGACCGCTTCTGTTCAAAGCGCAAGGTGCCATTTACGACAGTCCGACTGTGACCGGAGTAAATCTTGGCTCTCCGTTTGGAGGGCCAAGAACTCCTGCCCTCGTGCTCCCAGAGTAACGATCTCTTCTGTTCTTTGTTCTACTCGTTAATTAATTAGGTTATTAATTAATTACAAAAAATCGAACACCTGTTCGGCTGTGGCGGATTTTGTCAACTAGAAGCGTTTACCCCTGAATCCGACACCCATGTACGCTTTCATCATTTCCCGCTCCAGTTCGTCAGTTAAGACTTGACCGTGGTAGTAGTAAGTCGTGGTTCGGGGTTGCATCTTTTTTAAAAGGCTTATTAGTTTCTTCATCTCATCTTTTCTCGATTTTAGCACGAAGAGTCGATCTTACAGGATTTCTGAGGTTTGCCGGTACTAAAAATCCTCTAATGTTGTGACACATGTCAACCCAGCCGGTGTTGGGGAGACAGAAAAGTTGCCTTTGTCGTTTGGCTCTGGTATCGTCCTCGTGTACTACTACTAGAGGAGGAGACATGGGTCTTCAAGAGGATCTGCAAGCCTCGCTTGACAAACTGGACGAGGCGATTCACCATGAGCGTGACACCGACGATCCAGAACGAACTATGCGACTCATTTTTCTTGGGTTCATAATCGGTGAGGCTAAGAAAACCATTGCCTCGTTACAGAAAGAAGCGTCAGAGATATTGTTGAAGTCCGATTGGGACCGCAGTCCTTTTCAGAATCAACAGTTCTCTATGGAAACCAAAACCGGGCAACCACGCAAAAAGTGGGATCACGACACTTTGGCAACGCTGGTCGCTAAAAGGATTTCTGACAGCGCCATTGATATGGATACCGGTGAAGTTCTAAAGAGTGCCCAACAGATGATCAAGGAACTGCTTGAGTATGCAGCACCTTCTTACTGGAGAGTTGGGGCATTGAAGGAACTTGGGATTGACCCGGACGACTTCTGTGAAGTCGGGGAACCGCTAACTAACCTTATCTATAGGAGTAATAATGTCTGATAAGTCACAGGCCGATCAACTGGCAGAGCCGTTTGATGACACGCTCATCTACCAGCGTTCCGTCGGAGGACGCCAGTTTGATTACGTTGCCGTGGCCGAATATGTGGCTCGACTAAACAAGGTTCTTGGACCCAACAATTGGAACTATGAAGTTTTGAAGTGTCATGTCCAACCTGAATACAAAGAGCATGTGATTGCTCATGTCCGAGTTACTGCAACCGTCGATGGAACAACCGCCGTTAAGGAACAGTACGGTGGAGCAAAGATCAAGATAATGAAGTCTGGCGGGGTCATGGACCTTGGCAATGATTTTAAAACGGCTGTGTCGGACGCGTTCAAAAAGGCATGTCAGGGGTTGGGCATCGCACTCCATCTGGCTCGCAGCGAAGAAGCGTTGGCATTAGAGATTGAAGAGTCTTATCCCGTTCCTCAGGAGCAGTGGGAAGTTTTCGTCAACAATTTTAAGAACTTGGATGACGACAAGAAGAACGGGTTTCGAAGTTGGTTTGTGGAGATGGGATTTGGAGAAAAGCCCAACCGCGGAATGCTAGCCGACATCTTTGAGCAAGCACAGGTTGAAGTTATTCGACTTACGCTGGGAGCAGAAGAAGTAACCAACGAAGAAACGGAGACTTACTGATGGGCATTGAACAATTGTTTGATACCTATACACACAAGCAGATTATGGTTGAGCGGGAAAAGGAATATCAGAAGTACCTTCGAGAGAAGGAAGAAGCCCTTGAGGCGGAGAATGAAAAACACAGAAAGATGCTAGAAAGAAAATGAAAGAAATACTGGACTTGGAGGCCATGGTTCGACGGTTCAAGGAACGAGCCGATGGAGTGCGACGGCGCAACATGCCTCCGGTTGCCGGTGTAGAACGTAAAGCGTTTATTGAACAAGCCGAATTTGACTATTTAGATTTTGGACTCATCGCTGACTCTGTAATCAGTTTGGACGGTGGAATCCTGACGGTGGATCTTCGGCCCGCCATTTGCGACGCTGCTATCCGTGGTGAGGGTCACTTGGAAGTGGAGACCAAGGCGGCGATGGAGAACATCGCCAACGCCCTTCCAACCGACGGAAACCTGATTACACCGTCAATGCTGGATTCCAAAGCGGACCTCAAAGCCCTGATCGACGGAGCCGAAATATTTAGAGACGGTCATTCCAGAATTGTAGAAGTTGTAGAAACCATTGAACCGATCAACGTAAACGAATGTCCCGGTTCGACTCTGAGCGTGCCCGCCGCACCGTCTGTCGGACCTGCCGGTTTCAGTTTGTCTCATGGTTATCTGGTATGACGGCCCTGCCATTACCTACACATCTATCTGCTTCTAGTATCACGACCTATGAACAGTGTCCTCTTCGATATAGATTTTCCCGCATAGATCGAATACCGGAACCCACCTCAGAGGCAATGATTTTGGGAACGTTCGTTCACGAAATTCTGGAAGGGCTTTATGCGTTGGATCCGGAAGATCGAACAATTCCGGAGGCGAGGCGGATCGCTCGGGAACTGTGGGAAAATAAGTTCATAGAAGAAACCAGCACAGTTCGGATCAAGAATATAAACGACTTTCGTTGGCAGGCATGGTGGTGTGTCGAAAACGTTTTCGGCATGGAGAATCCACCGGATGTTAAGATCCGTGGGATAGAGGACAAGTTCTCTGCTTCCATCAACGATGTTCCTCTCTTGGGGTTCATTGATCGTTGGACTGAGGAAGAAGATGGATCTCTAACTGTTACGGATTACAAAAGCGGAAAAGTTTCTAAGCCTCAGTATGAGGGTGATAAGATTTTTCAAATCGTTCTTTATGTAGAGATGCTTGAACGTTTGAATGATTTAGAAGTTAGCAACGCTGAAATAATGTATGTAAAGTTCAAAGAGTTTAAAAGATACGCCCCCACACCTGAGCGGCGAAAGACGGTTTTAAAACTAATCGACCAAACTTGGGATGGGGTTCAAGCCGGATGTAACACCGGAGTGTTTCCAACCAAGACGGGTCCATTGTGTAACTGGTGTGCATATAAGTCCATCTGCCCAGCGTGGTCTTAACGGAGAAAATATAATATGGATAGTCAAGAATTTGATCGACTGGTTTCGGAAGATGTTAAAAATCAGATTTCGCCTGAAAAGGCTGAATACATACGACTCCCCTCTAATCAAAATGCTTGGCGGGGATCTCTTTTAAAACTCATACAGAATCTAGATGAGCAAATAGAAGGACTAGCCAAAGATGAAAGTACATCTATTCAGTATCTTCCTAGCCACCTGATTACAGATTTCAAGATCACGGCCGACGAAAAGCGAACAAAGGTCAACCGGTTTCGCTTTTACGTTCAACAGCGATTGGCCGAAGCCGACAGGATGCTTGCCCTTGGGGAAGACAGTCAAGACCCAGACTTAAAAATGGCCGACTTCCTCAGAAGGGCTATTGAAGAACACCAAGCCCTAATGGTTCAATATGATTTCGAACCGACCCCCATAGATCAAGCCCTTTGGCAAGCCATGGACGGAGACTGGGGTTTTGTCGGATTGAAGAATGAACTTGAAAATTGGTAAAGGTAGGTTTTGCCAGCGCAGATTGGTCCCTAACCGTTACGGAAGAAGACGGTACCCCCTGCATGGGAGGATCAGGCTGGATCCGTATCGGCCAATATTCGAAATATCTTAAAACCAATCACGTTATTGGAACTCTAGTTTATTCTAAAAACGCAGAAGTATTTGGTGTCACAGACACCAGTGGTCAGCACCATCTTGACTGCGATATAGTTTATATGCAGCGCTGGATGATGTGGGATATTCCAGACAATATCCGCAGGGCGCAAGCCAACGGTCAAATTATTATAAACGACTTGGATGATTGGTATTGGGGCTTACATCATCGTCACAGAGCGAAGGTTGTTCTTGATCCAAAAAACAACAAGGAAGAGAATAGTGACTTTTATCGACAGGTTCTTTCTTTCTCGGACCTAGTTGTAGTTTCTACTCCATTTCTTGCTGATAATGCCAAAGCAGTGTTAGGCGTCAAGAACCTAGCCTTATTGGAAAACTGTGTTGACTTCGACGCTTACTCGCCTTATCGCCGAAAGCATGTTGAAGGTCCAATCATTGTGGGTTGGCATGGTTCTACCGGGCATCGTAGCGGCGACTTAGATTGCTTGCGTAGTGTTTATTCATCCTCCGATCCAGAACGATTTTCTTTCCACCACACCGGACACAATTCCAGAAACCCTCTCTTTTGGGAAGAAGTCGGCGTAGAGCAGAGTCGGGTGACACTATTCCCGATGGTTTCACCAACGAAAATTCCATTGATGTTGACGTTTGATGTTGGAGTAGCCCCACTCAACGACATCCCCTTCAATCACGCCAAGTCTTGGATCAAACCTTTGGAATACATAGCGGCAGGGGTTCCTTTTATTGCGTCTAAGATTTCAGAATATGTTCGCTTAAAGCAGGAGTATGGAGCGGGACGACTTGCTAAAAAATTCATAGACTGGAAAAAGCATCTTGAACGCTTGTCTGATCCAGAAGTCCGACAATCAGAAGCATTAGCAAATTTGGAAGCGGTTCAATCCCTAGATGTTAAGCAGGGTGCGCTAAGATTAGACAAGATATTGGAAAGCGTGCGATGAATGAGCAACATCTATGGCAAGGGGGCAAAGGGCAAGGCGACCAAACTGCACGCCCTGATTGTCAGATCCCGTGGAAGATGTGAGAAGTGTGGATCTGGGCATGTTCTACAGTGCGCCCATATCATCTCTAGAAAATACTCATGGACCCGAACGGACTTGGATAATGCGTTCTGTTTGTGCGCCTCATGTCATCGGTTCTTCACCGACAATCCCGTGGAGTTCGGGATCTTCACGATCGACAAGATCGGTGACGACATGTTTGACGAACTTATTCTCAAGCGGAACTCAATAGACAAGTTTGATTGGGAAGAAGAAGCAAAACGCTTGAACGCCATAGCGAAAGAAGAAGGACTCCTGTGAGATCCGCTCCGATCAATCCAATTGAAATAGACGACAACATTATTCGTCTGGTTGAAGAACTTGAAGAACACACCGAAGCGTTTGAAGTCTTAGCAGTGGATCAAGCAAAAAAAGAAGCCCGATACAAGTCGGCATGGGCTCACGAATATCTTTCCGCCAACGGCTCTATCAAAGAACGAGAATCGTGGGCTGACTACAAGCAGAGCGACGGGCATTACGAGGTCAAGATCGCTGACGCTCTGCTCAAGGCCAAGAAGGAAAAACTAAACTCCATCAGGACGGCGCTAGATTCCCTGCGCACGCTTGCCGCCAACGTTAGGGCACAGGTATGAAGCATCAGGTGAGCAAGGATTTGGAACATCTCCTCGTTCCGATAGAGCAACTAGAAACCCTTCCGGGCAATCCCCGCAAAGGTAATACCGCTGCTATTGCCGCCTCGTATAAAGAATTCGGACAGGTCAAGCCACTCGTTGCTGTGAACAACGAAGACGGTACGGGAACTGTTATCGCAGGAAACCATCAACTGGCCGCTGCCAAACAATTGGGTTGGACTCATGTCGCCGTGTTGCATGTTCCGTTTGACCACGACAAGGCCATCGCCTTTGCTTTAGCCGACAACAGAACATCAGACTTAGGAGAGGATGATCAAACGCTGCTCCACGAAATGCTTATGTCGGTAGTCGATGAAATGCCAGAATTTTTCGAAGGTCTTGGATGGGATGATTTTGAAATCGCATCAATTGAGACCCCTTCTGATGGAGCGAATTCTGCCGTGATTGCCAACGACGGATGGACTGCACCGATCATGGTTGAGCCGGACGGCACGATAGCGCCGGAAACGACACAATCTTTGGTTACGCAGGGGGCGACAGCAACACGTTCCGCCGGGGCTAAAACAAACATTCAGTACACGCTGGTGTTCAACGATGCAGAACAACAGGCAGCGTGGTATTCGTTCTTACGATATCTGAAAGCGCACCCAGACTTTTCGACACTGCCCACCACTTCCGCTCAGGTGGTGGCCTTTCTGGGAAAGCATGTCAGTCAAACGGATTGATTAACTCCACGGTACAATTGAAAAGCGTACTCTTGCCGTTGGACTTGGTTTCCTGAATCTTCAGGTCCGTCGCTTCCAACAAGATGTCCACCATTTCGGTGAAATCCTCTCGCACATCTTCTGGATCTTCGTCCTCGGTGGAAACAAGGTCCATGCAAACGCCGATCATATGATCTCGGATCAAGAGGATAGAGTCGTCCATCGCGATATGATACACTCTGCTCCACGAGCAAACAACCCAACGAGTAGCAGGAGATAACGATGGCTCGATCAGAATCACAAATGACCCTTCGGGGAAACAACGTCATTGACGTTGAGATGAAGTACACCCAGACCGGAACAGCGATGCTGCGACTGCGGCTGGCTGTAGATAAGTGGAAGAAGTCTGGTGAGGCTTGGGAAAAAACCAACACCTCATTTTTCAACGTCCAACTTTGGGGCGACCTTGCCGAACACACCGCTGGCATCGTGGAGAAGGGCATGCGGATTGAGGTCAAGGGCCAGATGGAAGAGCGCAGTTGGGAAACCGACGCTGGCGAGAAGCGATACGCCTATCAAATAAATGCCCGCGAGGTTTTGATCCCGATTGAGGACATTGAAAGTCTTGTCCGAGTAAAGCGTGAAAAGCGTGATGGCGATCGTCCTAACGTTCAGGCGAAACAGGCGGCTTCAACCTCAGGGTCTTCTAGTCCCTTTGATGAGGAATTGGACTTCTAAATACGAGTGTTGATGTAAACTGTTTCCTATGCTTGAAATAGTTAATCAAACATCTGGTGATTACCGAACAGGAACATTGCTTCCTTCGTTCGCGCCCAAACTCGTCCTAGAAGCAACTGACACGCAATCGGCAGAATCCGCCTTGAAAATGTACGGAATGGATTCGAACGCCCACCGGCCCCACTATGTGGTGGATCCGGAACAGTATGTCATTTACAAAACGGCAAATACTGAATATTCGGTAGTTGGGGATTTTCACCCAACCGCCCCACACCGCAGTTCTAGGTGCATTTTCGTCGGTATCGTCAAATCTACGACGATTTCCCTAAGCGACGAAACCACCGTAAAACTTGGACGCCTATTACGGGTGTTGTGTGATGTAGAGGCGGTGCCTGCTATCACCAATCTTTGCATAATGGGTGAAAAGTTGGGTCACGAGACCCTTCGGAATATGGAAGGCATTGTTTGCTGGCATTCTTTCCCCGGCGTAGACCACATGACTACACCGGGATATATTGATTGGGTCAAACTCGAAGAAGGTTTACAAAATTACGATACGCCCGAACAGGTTGGTACGGTCAATGCAGGTGAGGTTCTACTTTTCGAAGATGAACCAGAGGCAGCAGAAGAAACAGCAACAGAAGACTTGAATTCTTTGAAGGTTGCGGAACTTAAAGAAATCGCCTCTGAACTGGGTCTCTCTTATTCTGGCCTCAAAAAGTCAGAGTTGATAACAGCCATTACTGAAGCCCGTTCTTAATAGTAGTTCCTTTCAGTAAAAACTGTCATGTAGTCTTATCTGGCCTGCCGGGGTACAAGTTGGCGTGGCGGGGGGTCGGTTCGGGCGTTTTCCTCCTTCGACCTCTCGACCCCACCCCCCGCTCCGCTTTTTCCTGTAAACTCACGGCATGCCGAGGCGACGATTATTTCTAGATGTCGATGTTGTAGAAGCGGCGCGCAAACGCCTGCGACATGTTTACGACATCTTTGACACGGTCTGCGTTCAGTTCAGCGGTGGAAAGGATTCTTCTGCCGTCCTCCTGCTTGCTAAAGAACTTCACGAAGAGCGCGGCCTCGGCCCCGTCAAAGTTATTTTTCGAGACGAAGAGATGGTTTCTCCTGCCGTCATTCGTTACTTGGAATGGGTTAAAGATTTGGACTGGGTGGACATGGAGTGGTACTGCCTGCCCTACGGACAAGAGGTCTGGGTTTTAGGACGCCGAGAATACTGTTTGCTGTGGTCAAAGACCCGCCAAGAAGAGGGTCGCCTTGTCAGGGACATTCCACCGTGGGCCATCACCGCTCAACACTTTGAACGTGACAACAGCAAAGTCATGCCTCAGCCGGTCGATTATTACACCATGCAAGGTAAAGAGGGGCGAGTTGCATTCCTGACTGGGGTCAGGGCTAATGAGTCCATGATCCGGTATCGCTCGGTGGTCCAGAAACTCCACGAAAACTACATCAACCGACCATACCGTTTGAGTAAAGCAATTCCGTTAAGACTGGCTAAACCTATCTACGACTGGGTAACTGATGACGTTTTGAAATATGTCGCAGTGGATAATAACTTTCCCTATTGCGAATACTACGATTACGCCGCCATGTCGGGAGCCAATACCAGAGTAGGCATTCCCCTACATTCGGTGGCTGCACGCCGACTTAACGATGTCGTGATAACCGAGCCAGAATTCTATGACGATCTTTACCGAGCATTTCCTCACATTGACTCCCAAAGACGGTTGTGGAAAGATTTCGACGTTGAAAGTCTGATCAAGTCTTACTCTCAAGATCGCTGGGATGGGGTTCGGCGCTGCATCAACGACAACATGCTTTCTCCGGGTAAACACAAGGATGCCATGAAGTTTGCCGCCGAGTTCAGACGGAAAAGAAACAACGACCCATACGGGTATCCTTTAGATCACCTGATTCGAACTTTGTTATTAAATGAGTTCCGCCATACGGCACCATCTCCCGTTGGTCCGAAAACAAAAGCACATCGAATGCGAATGGCTGCCATAGCAGACGCCGACGACTTGGACAAGATAGATGACCTCTTATGAGTGAAACCTTTAAGCCGCAAAATCTCAAGACGCCGGATTGGCGAACGACCTATATTCTGAAGCCCGACTATTTAGGGCTCATCCAATCCATCAAGGGGTTTGGAATCCTCCAGCCAATTGTCACCATGGAAGATGGAACCATTATCGACGGGTATGCCCGTTGGCTGGTAGCCCACGAGTTGGAACTCCAAGAGGTGTCGGTCGAAAGACTCCAGTGCAGCCAAGCAGAAGCAATCTTGTTGCATCTGCAAATGAATCGTTGCCGTGGATCAATCGTTCCCCATCGCATGAGTCAAGCCATTAGAACCTTGCTCAAAGTCATGGGTGACCGAGAAATTATGGACGCTCTCAATATGTCAGAAGACGAGTTTGACATCTTCGAAGACGGCTCATTGATCAAGAAGAGAAAAGTCAAACAACACGATTACAACCAAGCGTGGATTCCCATCGAGTCGTCCGCTACTGAGGATTTCCGCATCGAACGCCCACCGACACCGGATAAATAACGTTGTACCAAATCATTTACGCCGACCCCCCATGGGATTACCGGGGACAACTGCAACATGGCGGTCGGGGGGCAGATACAACAGGTGGAGCAGTAGCGCACTACTCCACGATGAGTGCAGTTGAACTGGCGGCAATGGACATCCCGTCAATATCTGACCCCGATCAATCGTTGTTGTTTATGTGGACAAGCAATCCACACTTGCCGGAAGCCTTGGACCTTATGAAAGCGTGGGATTTTAAATGGGCCACGGTGGCATTCGTTTGGGATAAGCAGAAGGTTAACCCCGGCTACTACACAATGAGTCAGATAGAACTTTGTCTAGTTGGAAAGCGTGGTCGAATCCCGAAACCAAGGGGTGCCCGCAATGTTCGACAGTTCTTGAGTAGTCCTCGTGGTATGCACAGCGCAAAACCGGCAGAGGTGCGTTCGAGAATCGAACAAATGTTCCCCACACAAAAAAAGATCGAACTATTTGCCCGAGAAAAGGTTTTGGGTTGGGATCATTGGGGTAATGGTGTCAACAAGGTAGACCCTTTAACAGGGTAAGGGGCGGGCCAGCGTGACCCGCCCCTTACGGTGTAGCGGATCACCTCCTTGCTGCCGGGGTTCCCTGCCGAGGAAACCTTGGATATGATCACCTCATATTACTAGTCAGCAATCAATCCGGTAGAAAGTTTTTCATAAGACTTGCCGCATTTACCTTTTCCTCATCAGCGATAGTGCCTTCAGTAGCGGCATTCACTACGGAACGTTTAGAATTAATTAGAGCATAGACCTGTTCGTCAATAGTTCCAGCAGCCAAAGCATGTGTGATCTGTACTGCTCCCGTAGTTCCTATACGGTGTACTCGCGCAGAGACTTGGTCAACATCTGCGGGGGTCCAAGGATGTTCCACAAAAAGCATGTCCTGTGCGATAGTCAAAGTGTGCCCGGTTTTGGCGGCTTGAATGGATAGAACGATTACGGGGGCGTCTTCAACCGTTTCCTCCATGAACCGTTTTTTAGCCGATTCAACTTCAACCACAGACATCCCACCTTGGATTTTTAATCCGCCATACTGATCAGCCAGCGAACTTACAATTTCTCGATGATGGGCAACCAAGACGACTTTGCGACCTTCGTTCAACCGATTCTGAACCCATTCATCGACGGCCTTCATTTTCATCTTGGCAGCGATTCGTTTCAATACCGACAATTTAATAAGGTACTCGTGAGCCTCTGCCGCCAATCTCGCTCGCACGGCGGCACCGCGTGGGTCTTCCCCTAATTCCTCTGCCAACTCTGCCGCCCTGTCGGCAACAAATTGAGCGATATTGTTTTCCGCAGCCTCATAATCCTTTTTATATTTAGGATCTGGGTCGATCATCCACTCTGAATGACGGATAGGTGGAAGGTCTTTTAAAACTTGAGGCTTGGTTCGTCGGATGTAGCATGACGCTCGTAGACGATCGTTTAGTTCATCTAGGTTCGTGGCTCCGTCGATATGCCATTGCTTGAATCGGTCTTGGAAGGCTCCGCAGTATCTTTTGTAGAATCCCCAGAGGCCGCCGAACTCTTTGAGTCGTCCGATGAGTTCCAGTTGGGGTCCGTACTCCGCTGGACGATTGGTAATAGGCGTTCCAGTAAGACATAAAACCATTCCGCTACTTGGTACCGTTTTCGCAAGTTTTTGAGCACGCTTGGTCCTTTTCGCTTTAGGATTTTTAAGATAGTGACTTTCATCGAATATGTAAGATTTATAATTCTTGAGTGCTTCTGGGTGATAGTCAATATTGGAATAACCGATAATGGTGTAGTCGGCATCCTCTTCAGGAAACTCAGATCGATTGAGAACACGCCGCCATGTTCTAGTCGGTAAAAACTTCTCTATCTCTGAGGCCCACGCCAACGCCAAGTTGGGAGGACAGACCACCAGACATGGGTAGGCGTTTTCGAATTGGACAGAGGCCAATGCTTCTAGCGTTTTCCCTAAGCCCATTTCATCAGCGCAGAAGACTTTCTTGTTCTTGACCATGTACTCAACGCCAGCCGCCTGATAAGGAAGCAACTCTCCCCTGAGGTCAGGAATTTCAATGTCCGATACCACGGACCTAGACGCTGCAATACCAGCCGCCTGACGCTCTTGAATCTCAGATTGCATCTCCTTCAATTCTTCGGGGACATCCAGTTTGAAATCTTTTGCGAACTTAATGGCTTCGGGTAAGGCTGACACGGGAGCACACCACACTGTTTTTTTCGTATCCCAACGAGCGCCGGGCACCAGCCTTATGGCAGCAACCTTTACAGAGTCGTAGGAAAATCTGATAATCAGATCGTCTTCAGACAGTTCTAGTCCCTGTCGTTCGAAGGGGTGATCGGGGAGGTCTAATACTCTGAGATCGGGGTCCAACCAGTAGTCGAACGAAACGGCATACGTTTTGACTTGTTTGAGACTGGAAACTGGTATTCTCCAAACCTTTCCCAACCTGTCCCACTTGGCTCCAGCGATATTCTTGATAGCCCGGACTTCATCAGCGTCATACGGACTATCCAAGACGATTTGATCATCATGGAGAAGGATCTTTTTTTGGTCGTCCATGGATACAATGTACACCAACAGATTTATTTTCCAACCGGGTTGTGAGTCGATCGGACCTCCGATAGTATTATCCACAACCCAAAGGAGAGTCTAAAAATGTCACACGAGTTAGAAATGAACGAAGCGGGAGATGCCAGTTTTGTCTGGCGCAAAGAGGGCGGTGCCCCGTGGCATCGACTCGGCACGCCAGTTTCCGGTCATCAGACCGCAGAAACGATTCTACCCATGGCGGGAGCCGACTATCAGGTCACCTTGCTGCCGGTCCAGTACACCACCCCAGATGGGGAGTTGATGGACATGGAAGACAGGCACATCACGGCACGCGTCAATGACGACGGTGGAGTCGTTCCATTTGAAGTAGTCAAGGACCGATATCGGGTCGTTCAGAACGAAACCGTTCTGGAAAAGGCTTTGAACGTCTGTGGCGCGTCGAAGGGTGACGCCGTCATGGACACCTGCGGCGTTCTTAAAGACGGCCGCGAGTTCTTCGCCACCATTGACCTCGGCACATTGATTATTGATCCAACTGGCGTCAACGATAAAATTGCTCGGTACCTCGTTGTTCATACGAGTCACGATGGCACCACGCCAATCACATATGCGAATACAGACATTCGGGCGGTGTGTAAGAACACGGTCAGGTTTGGTCAGTCTGTGGCAAAGTCCATCGTGACAGCACGACACACGGCGAACTACGACAGGGCATTGGAAGAGGCGAACGAGGTTCTCCAGATTTCATCCAATTGGGCGAGGTCGTTCAAGGAAACCGCAGAACGTCTGCTCGCAGTGCCGGTTCCTGCCGGTAGCCAGAAGATTGACAAGATCCTGAATGGCCTATGGCCTGAAAAGGATGCCGATACGGATCGGAAGAAAGATAACCGTGCCAACACGTTGATGTTGGTTCGTGGTCTATTTACCAGCGACAAAAATGCGGCAGGGTACGGCCACAACGGTTGGAGCCTGTTCAACGCAGTAGGCGAATACTACGACCATCATTGGTTTGATGACGCCGATCGGAATGCTAAGGCATCCATGCAAATCGGTAACAAGTCGTACAACATGAAGACAAAGACGGCAGACCTGATTCTCGATTTGGTCTGATGCCGCATATAGAGGATCCCAAAACGCAACTTGATTTGATGCTGGATCAACTCCATGAGTTGAATCCTGACGCGTTGCGTTTTGTGGATCCGACCTTTGATGAAGCGATCATCGGTATCGGTTGTCAATATTCAAAGAACCCGGTCCTCGTCTATGACGAAGAAAAGATGATTGAGCATCTCGTCTGGACAGAGGGCTGGGACTTCGAAGAGGCATACGACTATCTATGCTTCAACACGTTTAGTGCGTGGGTGGGTGAAGGAACTCCGATCATCGTGAAATCGATCAACGACTTCTAATGGCACCGTGGGCACCTGCGGCCAACATCCTGTTGGACGTTCGGATGAAGAAGGAGGCCCAACGTCTGGCTGACGCTATGGGCGACGGTAAGGGGCGTAGGGGTTCGATCTTGCAAGGCGGGGGCGACTTTCTCGGTTGTCTAGGAGAACTCGCTTTCAAACAAATGCTCCAAGACTCCGTATACGGTGAGCATGGTTATGGTGGTGGCCCTCTAAAGATCAAGCACGAGCCAAATGCTCACTTCGATTTGGATGTTCAAGGGATCAGAATCGACGTTAAATCGAAGTGGTCCAAAGGTATGCCCAAATACGATTGGGAAGGCAGCGTCGCTATGGGTCGTGAGGACGACAGCGACCTACCTCAGAATGTGGACGTTTTTGCGTTTATGCGAATTCTCTACCACGATAAGGACATGATCGGCAAAATGAAGGTCCCGGGAATGGTCGGCTATTTTTGTGGGTGGCTACCAAAGAGGGAGTTCTATAAGAGGGCGGTTGGAATCAAGAAGGGTGAGATCGACTCACGATCGACCAATTACAATAAATTCAAGTCACACAAAAGCCAGTGGAATATCTATCATCACCAATTAAACCCGTCTTTGAGCGAATTGCTGTTTCCGTAAGAGTTCCCACCACTACTACCAGTAGTAGTGCTACGCTTTTTACAGGGAGGTCAGCATGAACATTTGTCCAACCTGTTATACAGACTTAAGCGATCAAATCGACAGTGGCACCACAACGGGTCTTTGGCGATTTAGGGTTCATTGTCAGTGCGGAGATGTCCTGATTTGGGAACGCCGCCGATTACGCCTTTTACAGGAGCCTGAAAAACAATCCGTTTTCTAGGTTCCGATTTTGGTGTCCATGATCGTCTGAGGAATCGTCTCTCGGCATCAGTCGTCCCACCCCAAATCCCAACCTCATGGTTGATGATCGCATAGTCCAAGCATTCCAATTTAACTGGGCAGAATTGACAGATGGCATAAGCCTCTGTGCGTTTTTTCCTCTGTTCAGGATCACCGCGAAGAATGAAGAACAGTTCGGTGTTTTCTTTTCGACACCTTGCTTCGTCTATCCACGCGTCTAAAGAGTCGTCTTCCATCACCTTCCCTCTTCTAGGTTTTGATGAAGTCAAGAACAATGAATGGCCATTCGTCTTCATTCCCTCGTCGCATGCGAGTTGGCCACTCCCTTTGATCTCGCATTCCACGGTAATGCTTGACCTCCATCACATCAGGATCAGTTGGATCTGGAGTAATGGAGATTCCGAATTCCGACCAACGACTCCACACAGCAGAACCGAAAGGACGCATTTCCCTACTAGCACCAGACCCCAGTGGGGCGTGGTGTTCAAGCCATAGAGCGCAGCCGTATTCATGGCGGATGTAGTCAAGGAACTTGGCGACTTCAGTGCTTACTGATTCGGATGTTCTTCCACCGGGATCTAAAAAGGTTTTATACAACGGACCCAGAACAAGAAGTTCCGGTTGAATCTGATCCACCCATTCAATCAGTTTGTTGCGATCTTCCGATTTGAGTACATCTAATCCATCAGGCTTGACAACAAGATGGGCTTCCATGTCGTTTGCTCGTCCAACTTTTTCAATACGGTTGTAAATTTTTCTAGCGGTTCTTCTGATGATTCGTTCAGGATTTTCAAGATCCACGAACAGGGTCCTCACTGCTGGCATCCTGTCTCGTTTAAATGGATGTATCCCAGCGGAACACATAAGTGCGACCTGTCGCGCTAGATAGGTTTTGCCAACACCTTCGGCAGCAACAACGATTACTCGTTCCTGACGTTCTAGAAGGCCGGGAATAAGCCAGTCGTAGGAATCATCCGAATCCTCTTTGATCAAAGTAGCCCACTCCACCAACCTTCCCCTTTCCTCTATGGTGCTTTCGTCGCTGTCGAAGCGATCCAATAGGCGTTGAGCCTTATTGATCCTGACGTTCAACGGTTGGCTGTGATCTAGGTCCTTGAGGGAATCAATGTAATCGGTGAATTCATCCCTGATTTCGCTGGCAACGATTTTCAAATCACTCAGTGACAGCCCGGCACCCATGTGATCCGAGATGTCTTTACCCTGCGCTGGCTTGAAAACCTTTACCTTTGCTTCGGCCTTTCTAAGTTCTGATGCCACATGACTCGCATGAGCCTCCCCAGCCGCATCGTCGTCAGCGATGATAATGATTTTCCCATCGGCCAAGGATTTGGTGTGGTGAGGTAGCCACTTGTCTTGTCCCTCGGCACCTGCTCCACCGGGATTACAGGTTGCTACCCGGCCGTGAGATTCCAGCGTGTGAACATCCTTTTCTCCCTCAACAACGTAAACAACTCCGTTTTCGGCTAATTGCTTTAGAACCTGTGGAAGACGGTAGAGGGGCTTTTCTATGTTTTGAGTGCCCCATTCCCACTCACCGCTTTCATGCCTCTGTTGCCGAAAGGTCTTTTTCCCTAACTCATCCTTGAAACGAAGCACCCGCATTACGGGATTACCATTAGCATCCTCGTAAACGTAGGTGGCTTCTTTGCGTAATTTCTGTTTAGGTTTATCCGATTCTGGCCACAGGTCATTTGGTTTCAGACTGATGGCGTCGCATATGTCACTGAAAGAGCATGCTGCACCGCTGTGACAGTGAAGAAGAACCTGCCCCTCACGCCCTATCCCTATGGTGAGGGAAGGCTTGTCGTCGGCATGGGCTGGACAGCACGCCTCCCAACCGCTCCCGGCTTGACGGACTTTGTCCAGTCTGGAAAGAACGAGATCAACCTCAGGTGTTCGATCCACCTAGATACCTTTCTTTTTCAGCGCTTTCAGTAATCTTGCTATAGGCGGAGAGGAACAGTTCTCTATCGGAATTCGTTCTCAATCCAGCAGCATTGTTGGGAAACGATCTCATCGTCTGACCAACAAGGTCATGGGGCTTACGGAAGCGGGTTCCGGCCTCGGAAGCATCAATGGCCTGACGAAACTGTGCCCACGCTTCGGGAGGAGAAGGTATTGGATCTTCTTCCGATTCCATGTCTATTGCTAAACGTCGGACCTGTCCTACGCGTGGTG